GGAAGCAGCATGAGCGCGAGCTCGCAAGCTTACAAGCCCGCAAGCTTACAAGCTCTCAAGCAAACGAACCGAAGGCTCCAAGCCTTCCCCCAAAGGCTCAAGCTTCAAGCCAAAATTCTGAAGAGCCAGTATCCCTGAACCAGGGTACAAGCAAACCTTCCCCTTATCCAGGGAACAAGCAACAAGAATAAAACTATTCTTAGGATGCTTCACATGGAAGCTTATTTGATGGGGTGAGAAGGATATTTTATGGGCAGATCTGGGCCTGGTCACTTTTAACTCTAAGGTAAAAAAGGTCCCGTTAGAATTATAACCCAATAGATCGGGAGTGCCCAATAAACTACGGTTTTCCAATCTATTCCACGAAATATTCGTCTTAACATTTTTTAATCTTTTATATAATTTTGACTCTGGACCGCTAGACATTACAGGTTGCCCACCTCTTAGAGTTTGCCAATGATTTTTGGCATCTTCCAAGTGCCACCTAGTTTCACGCCCTTGATATTTAAAATATGCGTGTCTCTATCACCAATCATTCTAGATTCCAACAACTGAATTTCTTTTACGTCTAATTTTTCTCCATTAGGCATTTCAATTTGGACTCTTGCCTGCTGTGCAACAGGGGACTTGAGGAACTTATCTAAAAACTGTCTTAATTCTTTGGCTTTCATGTGCTTGTCTTATATAAGATTTTATGTATATATTCAAGTATGGCAAAAAACAAACAAAATCTTGTCAAAAAGAAGATGGATCCTTTACAGCCCATCCTGGTTACAGAAATGCAACGTAGATTTGTAGACTACCTGGTGTATCATGAAGGTAGAACTACAAGAACTGACGCTGCTATCAAAGCAGGGTATGCACCCAAAGATGCAGCACACGAAGCTTGGAGACTAATGAAGAATCCAAAAGTATTGGCATACTACCAGCAAAAGAGCAACGAGGTTAACAGAGCTTACAAGGTAAGTCATAGCTCGTTTATAAAAGATATCGCTGTAACTCACAACAAACTAGAAGAGTTTAATACTGAAGGAGCAATCAAAGCTATCGCACCACTACTAAACATTAAAGGTAAAGCAACTGGAATGTTCTCACAAACTAACTACAATGTAGATGTTAACAAAATGGCAAGAGACGCTAAGATAGCTGATATCCAAAGGTTAAAAGAGATTAACAAAGAAAGACTTGCTGCTAAAAAATTAATTGAAGGCGAGTACAAAGAAGAATCAGAGTAATATCTTTTCCATTTTTACAATACAACTACGTGGAAATACATTACGATCAGAAAATAAATCTTCGTTTTGTTCGTAGGATGCAAACGTTCTGACATACTTGTGGTCCTTACTAAATAGATATGCTTGTGTTACCATGACACTAGGTTTAAATTTAGAAAACTCTTCGGAGTTAGCATGGCCGCCATCCGCCGTGATGTCTTCCCAGGTGATAGAATAAAAATAATATTTTTTCTTTTTGATAACTACATGTCGATACTTGGATTTCTTATTTCTTCTCATAGGTAGTGTATACTCCTCTCTCAGATATTTTTAAATTTAAAAATGTGAATCATGTGCGCGCGTCCCTTAAACCGTTGGTATTACTACGTTTTTTACACAATTGTATCTTTTGTAACCAATTGTATCCTGGCTAAAGATACAAATTTCGAAGAATAAACGTTGGTATACAACACTTCTAGCATTTGTACCTTTTGTAACCGGTTTTAAAAAAAATAAAAAAACTTTTTTAAATTTTATACAGAAAATGGTATACAAACCTATGATTGCCCAATTATGGTATAATTCTCTATACTTTTTAACTATTTTTTGTATCTTGACCCTTTGGATCCTGGTTACAATTTGCATGATATTGGTCTACTTTCTTCAAGAAAGCGTGTTGATGACGTACGAATTCACGTCCAGATATCTCAAACTTCTGAAAGAAAAGATCTTTACTGCACATTAGAATGATTCCAGATTGTATTTTGGTACCATACACATAGTTGTGGGCCATGCAATAGGCCCCCAATTGTTCAAAATAATCGGTTATCCATTCACGTTTCTTTGGTTTATTAGTTTGTTTAAAGTCTATAATAGCCGGCTGTCCGTTGTATACTCCTACAATATCAGTGGCTCCTGCATACAATCCAGGGTAGTATAATGTTACTTCTTGGCCCCACACTTCTCCCAGGTCCCCGAGCCCTGATTCTATAATCTTTTGCGCCATGGGTTCTGCTTCCTTGCCTATTGATGTCAGGTCCTTGTGCCCTGTGCCGTCAATATACGCTTCAAGAAATCTGTGCATTGCTGTACCACGCATCGCGGATATATCTCTTACCCGGTCCGCTGCCTGTGGTCCCATTCTCGCGCGCCAAGACGCAAGACTCTGTCGCTTCTCGTCCGACTGACATGCGGATAATATTGTCGTAACACTTGGTAACTTTTCGTCACCAACTTCATAGTGTCTCTTGTCGTTGATTAAAGATCTTATAGATTTAGGGTAGTTGTATTTTTTATTTAGAATCATTTAAGTCTGTTTATAACATAGTAAACAATAAGCGCTATGGTTATAAAACAAACCATGTTATATACAAACATACCTAATCCAAATCCAGCCGTCATAGTTTATCCTTTAGTTCTTTTAAATAATTCTCGTTTTCTTCTATCTCTAACAATTCGTCAAAGGTTTCATTACCTCTATACTTTTTATTTTTTTTAAAAATATCAGCAAAGTTTTTTCGATACAAATCGTTCGAAACCCTTGATTTTCCGTCCCATTTTCTACCTTCGTCTTTGCTCATTCCATACTCATATTTCGTTTATATTCATTCATGTCTACAATTTTATCGTTCATAACTATACCTTGGTAGTGTTCAATGATCTGTTGTATTTTTTCTAATTTTGTATGCGACCAGGGCCAGATCAAACAACAAACATAATACGCGTCTCTAAAAGTACAACGCCATCGCCATTGCATTAAATATTTTGTACCATCTTTGCGTACACCTTTACGTGGTTTTTTTGTAACCGTACCAACACCAAGTATTTCATGCACCCAATGTATTACAGACTTATCAGTCATTGTAATCTCCATGTTAATACGCATAGAATTAGATACCCTGTAACCTTTGCCTGTATGTTTCTTCTTTTTTTCAGATGCTCTTTTAAAAAACACACTACCCTCACCATCAAATAAACCTGCAATGTATGCCTTGTCTGTATCAGGAATCATTTTTATCTGCTCCAAACATTGTACGAATGTTTGTGTTTTCCTCTGATAATCGGTCTATTTCTTTTTCTAAACCTTCGTTTTTTACATTAAGTTCAATAATAGCTCTGCCTGCTTTTCTACATTTGTATTGTAACATTTCTATTACTTTCTTCTGTTTACTAATAGTTTCTTCTAAATCGTTTGGTCCTCTCTCACTCATTACTTTCCCTTATTAGTTTATATGCAGTTGTCCATGGATTAAGATCGTAATCCATTTTACTGCAGCCTGTGAATACCATCAGCATCAATATAAATATCATCGCGTTGTTCAGCATTAATTTCTCCTTCCGAATCACACACACCACATTGTGCATGTACTTCTTCTTTTGCTAATTGGTATGGTACTCTTACAAATCCATTGCCCTTACAAAAAGGGCAAATTATTTTTTTATTTTTCTTTTGTTCGTCCATTTAACTTCCTCGCTTTCTCATTTACTAATATACTTATAGTTTGTGATCTACTTAAGGTAGTGTCTGGCTGTATTATTTTTCTAATCTTATCAATGAGTTCATATGTTTTATGACTCAGGGATACATTTTTATATTTAGTTACATCGGTCATGTGATATACTCCTTTCTTTGTTTAACATATGGGATTTATCTCACAATATACAATAGGTGTCAATGAAAATATTATTAAGTCTAATAATTTGTTCGCAAGTAGCAAACACTTGTCTAGAGCCATATCCTTGGCCAGAAACATTTAGGACTCAATATGATTGTATGGTTTTTGGTTATGAGGAATCTCTTAAAAAAATGCAACAAATTGGTAAAGAAGAAGTTAATAAATACAACATGTATATTAGGTTTACTTGTACTTTAGAAAATACTATTTCATATCAACCCTCCTAGTTTCCGTGCACGTACTCCTAGGAGAGCAAAGGCTCCACACCTCCACGGTACTTGCCGCTTCATAGGTTGCCGTACAGAGGCTAGCGCGAGGCTTTACATGGACGGAGGTCCTTTTCAATTCTATCTACACATACAACCAAAGAGAGCACCACTGCCATCATTCATGATGTGTAAGTTTAACGTGTCAACATAACCAGTTAATTTTAATCTGAGTATGTCACACAAATCAAAGCAATCAACTTCGCTTGTCAAAACTATTCCATCCATCATCTGTTTTGTGACTGGAATCAGTTGATACAAACCGTCGTTTAGAATTATTAACTCCATTTGCAAACTCCTTTACATATTTGTACCAAAGATCTTTGTATTGTGGATCTTTAGTTTTTTCCCAAAGATTTGCTAGTTTATCAATCTTCTTTAGTGTCATGTGTTCTTGTCCCAAACGCAATGATTTTCTTGATCCCTGGTGCGTGTATCTCTAACTTTGCGTATTTAGACCAGGCTTGCTTTATTAAATTTAATTCTAAAATTAAATTAGTCCACTGCTTTTGCGTGATGTTCTTACTAGTTATTGTTACTTTTTTCTCTCTCACTAAGATAATCTATCCTTTCTTTAAGAATATTAATATAGTCAACTTGTCTATTTACTGCTTCAAAGTATGGTCCTGGATGATTTTTATTGTAATCAGCATTACTTAAAACATCTAGTTTCTTTTGTGCAATTGTTAACAAGTCTTTGTTATAGTATATTAGTTCTTTCATATGGGTAATATAATATCCCATAAAATAATGTCAAGTGTTATTTTCCCTGGCCGCGGTATTTTTTAAAACTACGCCGACGCGATTTGTTCATTTTGCATTTACTGGGATTTCTACCTATACTTGTTTTGTGAAAGATAGGCTCATGGGCTATTTTATTATATAAGCCCTTAGCTTTGGACATCTAGCCATTCCTTTACATAATATCGGCCGTCTTTATGTGTATTGATTGTAGGTAGGTATGTTATCTTACCATTAATGTGTTGTTGTAAGTCTGCGCCACAATTCATGCATCTATAATATTCATTACTGATACCAACTAACATTGTTAGTTCAGTGCAGGTAGGGCACTTGCCATTAACTATCTCTGCGAAAATTCTTGCGGTCATATATTCTTTTATTCTTTATCACTTTTTGTTTGAAATGTCTTAATTGTTTTGCCACAGGATTTCTTTTCTTGTTGAGCTTTTGCATTACTCAATTATTCTTAGAATTCTTTTTCTATCTTGGTAGACCTCTGTTTCAGCCTTAACCTTTTTACATTTGAAGACTACTCGCTCTGGATTTACTTCTTGTTTTGCTACACGTTTTGAATAAAGGCAAGATTTTAAAGAATCTTTATAGACGTGTTCTATCATTTTTCCGTTTAATTCTAGTATTAATGC